TGGAAGTAATCTCACACCGATGCAGCGTCATATTAACCGCTTATCTAGAACTGACGGCGAAGGCCCTCCGGTTCTGTTGAAGCGGGCAGTTAGCCCTTTACAGCTTTCGGCTATAGCAGCCAAGTATAGAGTACAGCTAACTTGTTTCGATGACGCGGGGGAACATCATCACCCAATATTGGCCACAGAAAGGCATATTGTGATGGACCACCTGTTTCCAATGATCGCACGCAGTTTCACCCACGAAGGAGTGATTCATGACGTGTTTGGAAACACTAGCGAACTAACTAGGCGGGGAGCATTGCATCACTCCACCATGCCAGTACACCACCCAAGTGACACGTCAAGAGTCTTGGCTGCTCGAACTCCCACCCACTGTTCTCATCAACCTTGGGAGTGTTCTTGCCAACCTTTTAGCGTCGCCGTTTGTGTCCAGAGTCTTCAGTATCTCTCACCTGCTCAACTTTTTCAGGTGATGAATAATACTGCGTCGAAAACCCTCTTTGCTGTTGTGCATAGGTACCGTGGAATAGCCGGTGCCTTTTACAATCAGGAGATGACTTGGTACAGAACGGGAGTCCACACGGTCCGTTGCCAGATGGATGCTGGCACTACGACGTGGGAACATGACGCTCTAGATTGGTTAGATGGGCCCCTAAGCATCCCCGGTAAGCGGGGTTGGGTCATCGCCGCAACCATGATTGAGTCAGTGGGGGAGACATATTTATATCGTCTCAATTTCCAGCGGTCAAATTCCGTACCAAGAACCCTCACCACCCAGGATTGGAGTGTTGCAGTGAGGTCTTCTGAGGAGATGGTGTACAACCTGCCCCAAAGCAAGGGCGAGGTTTTTGCTAGAGGTCACACTCTGACTGGACATGTTATTACTAAGTCCAGTTTTCGAGTATTTTTAGGTGTGGTTGTTTTCACTAGTGATGAAAATACCAATGTAGTGTTAAGCCCAGCTGTTGTTGATAAGCTTATTTCGTACACCCAACAGAATGTTATTGATGGCAAGTTATACCGTCAATTGTTGAGGATGGCCGTTGGTGCCTATTCCAACATTCCAAATTTTCCTGCTGATAGGATATCACAGGCTTCCCTCACATCGGCTTTGTTAGCGATGTCGTTGGCGCCCAGTATATCTGTGAGCAATTTGGACAAACTTTTGTGGGATCAGGGCCAGGTGATGGCGAAACATAACGACCTGTTAGCGTTTAACAGAGGTCCTTCCGTTTCGGCATCCACTTTGGGCTATTGTGCGTTGAGCTCTGGGGTTTCTTACGGTGTCACTCAGGTGGCACCGATTAGTATAGCCCCCTCTTCGACGGTTGTGAGTAACGTTTTAATTCATGGGAGCGTGTTGCACACCTGCATGGTTAGTGCTACGGTAGGGGGGATGGTGGTTACCGTCCCGCCCATTCTTGTCGCTTGGACAGCGATACAGACCGTAGGCACTATCTATGCTGCGTGGCGTTACTTTGGAAGGCACAATAACAAGCCGGCTCAGGACTGGGTGAACCAGCAGCCTGGAGAAAGCCGTGTTATGTGTGAGGACATTAGTCATCTTGACTTAGTCCCAAGTTTTGGTCCTACTAGTAGGATGAAACCCTTCCCCCCTAGCGAACTAGTCATCCGTAAGAAGGATGTGCCAGAACGTGAGGAAACCAAAGAATTATTACTACAAGGTATCGGGTTTGATAAGGTAGTCCCAACTTACTACCCATCAAACCAGCTCGCGCTAGAAAACGCCATTCGTAGTCGATTGTTTATCGAGACGCCACCAACCTCAGATGAGATCTGGGACGCTGCGTCATCGATTTACAAATCATTGAAGCGGTACAAACTCTACTGCAATGCCAAACCAATTGACGTCCAGCGCGGCGAGGTTCAAGCTCTACTCCAAAGACAATACACCCTTACTAGGGCTGCTAGTCTTTTGAAGGAGTATGACGAACTTGTTGCGCGGGATTATAAGCTCCGGAACGAGGATAACGTTTATGGAGCCTTTGTCAAGGTGGAGAAACAAGTGGCATTGGATGTTAAGAGTGAGTTAATACCCGTGGAGCACTCGCTCAAGAACCCCCGTTGCATCATTAGTATGCCAGATAGAATTCTGGGACTAACGTTAGCGGTGGTTGAGCAGGTTGCGTCTGGCTTCAAGGATGGATTTGTAGAATTGATGGATGAGGGGGTGCCTGCTATAGGACCCCGTTGGTGTAACTCCGAGACCTTTGGTAAATGGGCAATGGCATGCGCGACGAAGTGCGGGCCTTGCTACATTATCTCAGGTGATGCGGAGCGTCTCGACGCGCATACCAAGGCGCATGCACGAAAATTTGGAACGGACGTTTGTATAAATTCTAGGAAGTTTGCAGTTAATGCGATTAAGGCATTCATGCAACCTAGGAAAGCAAGGATTAAGGCGAGATTGGGTTTGAGTTTTGACCTCCCCGGTGTGCAGCGGCTCACCGGTGAAGGTCCCACTGATTATGAGAACTCTGAAATTACCCTCTGTGTTATTCTTTTTTGCATTTTGTACGACTTTGATGATGTGGAACGATTCCTCGGCCAAGTGTTGTTTATAGCAACTTGCGGCGATGATAACGTTACTATCATTAATCAAAGATTTTTGAATTACGTCCTTTTCAAGGCTGGAGTGCCTGATGTGAATACCTTGGTCATGCAGCGTGCCCTGTTGTTGGGGTATAAAATGATTACCACCTGTACCACTGATTGGTATAAAGCCGAGTTTTGTTCAAAGCTTTTTTACCCAGTGGTCGAGGAGGATGAGACATTGTTTGTCTTGGGGGGGAAAATTGGTAGGGTATTGGCGAAAGCGGGATGGTTTTTCAGGAACACTGATAACCCCATCCGCCCGGCCAGTATTAGTCTGTTACGAGACAATTACCATGTCCCCTTCCTCCGAGAATACTTTCAAAGGGTAGTTGACCTATCTGTCGGGATGCCTGAGTATGGCCGAGACAGACCTCATGCTTGGCACACTAGCCGGAACTTTGGTAGTCCCGGTTATAGTGATGAGACATGGGCTTTCGTAGCTTCTAGGTACGGGCTGAATGAGCAGGACCTAGAGGAATTTTGTGTGTTGTTGGCTGAATGCCACAGTTTGCCCGTCGTTGTGAATTGGTCTCATTTAGCTAGGTGCATTGAGATCGACAATGCCTAGAACACAAAATTTACAAATGCCCAGAAAGAAACAAGCAAAAAATAATAATAAGAAAGCGAAGCCAAAGAAGAATGTGGTCAAAAGCGGTAATCCCTCCGGGAAAATTGCTTCTTCGACCAGGCAGTCCGTTGCACCACCGCGCAACCCTGCCGCAGGAATCACTTCCATTTGTGCTCTTACGGATCCTTTCTGTGAACATGCTCATGGGGTTAAATACCCTGATGCTAGCAATTCTAGATCTCTTCCGTTTAGTATGCACTACCAAATCAACAGCTTTCCAGACCTTACCGGGAATTCGTCCACTTTGTTCCTTCCAGGATACAATTTCGGGTTTGCCTATGCCACCACGACTTCGTCGATCGGTGCATGTGCATTCCCGGCCACGCTTACGGCAAATAATGTCAACAGTGTGGCGGCGTCTTCTTACCGTATTGTCTTGGCTGGTATTCGGATGCGAAACTTGATTTCTCCCTTGAATTCTTCTGGGATCGTCCAGATTAGAGGTTATTCCTCTCCCACTGGCGCCAGCTATTCTAACGTCAACACCGGACTGTATAATTGCGACTTTTATGCAGACATTCCTCTCCAGTCGATTAACAACAATGGTCACACTGATGTGATATTGCGACGAATCGATGAGATGGAGTCCCGAATGTTCATTTCCCCCTTGGTCACGAACCCTACTTCCACTTTGGCGAGTTGGACTAGTCCTGGGTTTGGGGCCATTGTGATCACCGTATTGGGTGGTCCCGTCAGTGCCAGTGCTTTAAACTTTGAGGTTTTCCAGCATATGGAGGTTATATTGGACGATAGTGATTCACTCTCTGTTGCAATGACCCCTCCTAATGCTCCCAACCCTGTTTTAGCACAGGCTGCAGGCACCGTTTCTAGAACCATGGGGAATATTTTCCACCAGATTGGTAAGGACGTTGAGACTGTGGCTATTGGTATGGCTCGGAAATTTATGGTCGGTGTTGGGTCTAGAGCGTTTGCTGCTCTTCCCATGCTGATGATGTAATCAGCATTTGAGCTAACTTATCTTCTTATTCTTTTAGGGTTAACCACCTGAGACCGGATGTGCGATATACCACCTACATGAACGTGATCAACTTATAAAAATACGATCACGTCTTATAAGGAAATCGTTTCCCGAGCGTCTCTACTTTAAAACCCCTGTTTAAATTTGCCAAGAACCCGTGTTACCGGTAGTAGCCTCTCCTGCAGGGTTGTGCAGTGGTCACCGAGAAGTGTCAGAAAACTAGTCCAAAC